AGGGGTTCGTCTTCCCGCGCCTTAGACAAGTCTGTCCAGAGTTCGTCCATGGGGCAAACAGCACTGTGCTCAAGTCGATGATCACCAGTAAAGTCTCCCGGTTCACCGACCCAGTGTCCATCAGCCTGGACGGGAGCGCTTTCGACAGTACGCAATTCGCCGAGCTGCAAGACTGCGTCGATCGGAGATTCCTCCACGCACTTCTGCCGTACTTCGAAGAGATCCTCACCAAGCTGGTCAACAAGCACCACCACCACTCCACGCCGAACGTGAAAGAGCTCGCTTATCAGTTGGTTGAAGCCGCTCTCTGCAACAAGGCACAAGGCTTCGCCGTTCTCCCCGAACTAGCCAACACCGGTTGGTGTCTCCCTCCGAAGTTCCGAGCAGCAGCACGCAAAGCACTCGGCGCCAACATCGGCAACGCCAGCCACGAGCACTCTCCCTACGAAGTCTTCGTCGCCGAAGTCACCGGCACGACTTTCTCAGGCAATCCAGTGAAGACCACCCTCGGCAACACCCTGCGCAGCATCTGCTACTACAAGTTCCTCTTGAAAGACTTCAAGAACGAGTTGATGGCCGCAGGAGACGACGTCGTCATATGGGTGGAGAGGGCCGATGCCCCAGCAGCCATGCACCAGATCCGCATGAACACCGCTTCCAACGCCAATGCCCAGACTGTGGGCCTCGGCCAAATCGTGAAGGACATCGCGATGCGCGAGTGGTGGGATCTTGACTTCTGCTCAAAAATGTTCTTCTACACGAAGAAGAGCGGCTTCACAATGCTACGCGACATCCGTAAGACCCTGACCACCAAGCTGTCTCACGACCCGAAGTGTGGCCTTGCCCCCCATGAGTTTGCGACTGCCGTCACCCAAGCGGCCATGAGAGAGCTTCCTTGCCCCTGGCTGCACCAGCTGATGATCAAGCGCCTCCTCGACACCCCGTGCCCGAACGATGAGGAGAAATTCTGCCTCGGTTGGAACAAGTACGCCCAGTATTACAAGTTCGTTTACTTCCTGGACCTTGCGGATGGCAAATACGAGCAGATGTGCAACGACGAAGAGCTCCAGCTGCAGCTTTTGACCAGATCGAAGATGAATCTGGCATCGTACTATTCGTACGCCACCGGAAAGACAAATCGGATAGTATTCGGAAAGCGGTGCCTCGTGGATTCATCAATAAACCACATGAAACAAAGCTCAGCTAAGAAAGTCACCATCAACCTCTCCCAGGCACCGGCTAAACCGGCCCTGAAGGGAGCATCGACCCGCAAACAATCAGTCACCCGCGCAACCAGCAGATCATCCTCGAAGCTCAGGACCCCCAGAGAAGCTTCACAAGCCAGGCGGAAGTCCAAGAACCACGAGAAGACAGCAAAACGGCCAGACCTCATAATGCTCGAGAAGAAGGCCGAGAAGAAGACCAGGAAAGGGGGCAACAACCAACCCGTCGTCGGACACCACATGAGACCCAGCGGGGTTGACTCCTATACAGTCTCCAACTGGGCCAGCAACGTGGACATGGAGATGTACAAGCAGTCGACGATCTCCCCCGGAGTTGTTCCAGCCCTCCCTGTTTTCGACGGCCACACTCCTGCGTGCGCCCCATACGTCGCCGGGTGCAACTACATCCCTGTGAACAACTCGATCTTCACTCAGGAGTGGCAGCTCTTCTTCTTCGCCCCCGTCCTGGGCTCCAGCACACCCGCATCATCCGGCAGCGGCATCCGAGTGCTCGATATCCCGAACATCAATGTCAACTTGAGCAGCTCCGAAGTCTTCAACTCTCTGCCTTTCGGGACAGTGTGGAATTCGACTCCTACCGTCTGGTCAGACGGACTCAGGTGCACTTCTGCCCGGCTCACTGTCAAACCTGAGGTTGCCGCGGCCCAAGCTTGCGGGACCGTCTACTGGAACACCTGCTCATGGAAGCAGCTGCAGGCAGGCATTACGATGCAGTCGGTACTAGCAGGTGGCGTTTCAGCCCCGTACCAAGCCGGACACCACTACTCGGTCACAGTCGCCTGCTCCAACACCGCGTTCCTCTTGAACGGCACCGCCACAGACGCAGGCGCCTTCGAACTCGCAGAGGATGAACGCATCGGATTCATCGCCTTCCACAACGTGTCGCGGCCCCTCAACGTGACCACAGCCGTCGGCCAATGGACGTGGACCGCCTCAGTCGCCATGAATTACATCGTCTTCCCCTTCTACGACGACACTCTCCTGCAGCACATGACGGACGACCCCGAGGACAAAGGCAACAAGAGCTCCATGTCCCCAGCCTCAGGCGCAAAGAACTCCGGAGCCGTAGAGTCCGTTAAGGCCACCGTCGTTGAAGGCCTCAAGAGAGGCGGTGCCGTGGTGGCCGAGGAAGCCTTGAAGATCGGCATCCAGAAGGCCTTTGGAGACAGGCTCGGCCCGAAAGTCGAGGCAGCCATCCTCGCGAGACGCGAGGCGAACAGCAAGAAGTTGGCCCTCGTCCCCCCCAGAGTCCCCGAGATCGACATCGGCATGTCGAACAAGCCGATCCCCCCACTGAACCCCGGCAAGAACGGCTTTGACCTCCTCGCCTACGAGGCTAAGCACAGCAAGCAACTGGTGGGAGACCCAATCGCCATGGTCCACAACATGAACGATTCCAAGTGGGTCGCCATGGGCATAGCGGCCAACGCTCTGGCCTTCGGTGGAATGTTCCCCGGAAAGGTGTTCGGAAAGCTCGACGTCGACCCCGCTTTCTACCCAGCACCGCTCAACGCCGCCTCCATCTTCATCACCAGATCGCTGGAGGACCAGGCGTCCTACTACATGCCCGAGACTGTCCGGCAGCAGTTTGACAACGTCGGGGCGGCTTTCGCAAGCTACCTCGATGCTCTTCAGACCGCAGCCCAGAACCAGGAGAAAGACGCGCAGGACGCCCTCATCAAGCTCCGTGAGCAGGCGGAGCACGACGCTCAAGTCGACAGACGCTGCAAAGACCTCCTCTACGAGAAGCTGCTCGACGAGCAGAGAGGAAAGATTGTGACTCTCCGGCCTCATCCGACCGACGAGTTCTACGTTGTTCGCAGTGGATCATAACAAAGACCCTTCGGGGCTCCCTGAGCAGGGAGAATTGCTATAGCCGACTCGACATCGGTTAATTGAGGCTCCAAGCCATTCGTCGCGTGATATCGGATCCGACC